GGGAGTGGAGAACGTGGAATTTTCAACAGGCAAGCATCTAAAAACCAAGCTGCAAAAAATGGCAGACGTGATACTGAGTGGGATTTTGGAACTAATCCTTGTAGTGAAATTATCTTGCGTCCGTATCAGTTCTGTAATCTCACAGAAGTTGTGGTTAGGGCTACAGACAATGTGGATGACTTGGAGCGAAAAGTCCGTTTGGCAACTATTCTGGGAACGATCCAATCCACCTACACCAAGTTCCCATATCTGCGAAAGGTGTGGCAACGAAATACAGAAGATGAACGACTGCTCGGTGTGTCTCTCACAGGCATAATGGATAATCCATTAATGACCTTGAGAAATAAAGGATTGGATAAGACTCTTGAAAGACTTCGTGAAGTTGCTATTGAAACAAATGCTAAGTATGCTGATCTTTTTGGTATTCCTCACTCTGCTGCTATTAGCTGTGTTAAGCCCTCGGGAACGGTATCCCAGCTCGTTGACAGTGCCTCTGGAATCCACGCACGACATTCAAATTATTACATTAGAACCGTTAGAGGAGATAACAAAGACCCCTTAACAACGTTTATGAAAGATCAGGGTATTCCTAGTGAACCTGATGTATTTAAACCTGATCAAACTACAGTGTTTAGTTTTCCTGTAAAGGCTCCTAATAAAGCTGTAGTTACTTCTGATCTATCTGCTATTGATCAGCTAAAGATGTGGTTGATGTATCAAAGACATTGGTGTGAACATAAACCTTCCGTCACAATCAACGTAAAGAAAGACGAGTGGTTTGAGGTTGGTGCTTTTGTTTATGATCACTTTGATGAGATGTCTGGTGTATCGTTCCTACCTTATAACGAACACACCTATCAACAGGCACCATATCAAGAGATTAGTAAGTCTGATTATCAGACACTGCTATCATCAATGCCAGACAAGATCGACTGGTCTAAACTAAGTGACTACGAAAAAGAAGACACCACTGCATCAAGTCAAACATTTGCTTGTACTGGTGATGTATGCGAAATCGTAGATATAGGAGCTTAGGCCAAGTAGAGTCACCCTGCGTAAAGGTCTGTCGAATAGAAGAGGGATACTGCGCAGGGTGTAAACGCACTATTGACGAGATTCGTGAATGGTGTATAATGTCAGAGTACGAGCAGAATAAACTGCTCTACGAATTAAAATGGAGACAGTCTATTGGGACCAGTAAGAAAACAGTTTAACCGTGCTTTGTACGAAGCATACGATTCACAAGCTAAGGATGCTCTAACAGCATACCTCATAAAGAAAGGGCATGTGCTAGTCAACACTGAAGAAAACTACCACGTAGATGTTGTTTCTCAGAAACATGGTTATACATATTTTAATGAGGCAGAAGTTAAGGTAGCATGGGAAGGAGACTGGCCAGTAACTTGGCGAGAGATTCGTATTCCAGAACGTAAGCAACGTCTACTTGATAAGTATCAAAGTGAGAACGGTGTTCTTAACTTCTATGTCTTTCGTAGAGACCTCAAACAAGCTTGGCGTATCAGAGACTTCTTACTAACTAAAGAAAGTCTTGGTGAAGCAAAAGGTAGGTACATCAAACCAGGTGAGTTGTTCTTTCATATTCCTTATACAGAAGCGGAGTTAATCATACTATGAAAAAGCAAATAGAGTTCCATAATGTAGTACCTGCAGACAACGTAAACAAACCTGCACACTACGGTCAAGGTGATATTGAGTGTATTGATTACATCAAAGATATCTTGACAGATGAGGAACTTATCGGTTATTATAGGGGTAACGTTGCGAAGTACTTACATCGTTGGCGTTACAAGAATGGTCTAGAGGATTTGAAGAAAGCAAGATGGTACCTAGAAGCACTTATACAAAATCAAAGCAAACGATGAAACCATTTAATGAAGGCTATCAAGCTTTCCTTAATGGTAACTTGGGTAATCCCTACCAAGTTAATACGAAAGATAATAGGGATTGGGAAATGGGTTTTAACAAAGCCTATTTTAAAAATAAGGAGCTGGTAATTGAAAGAGAGCTTAGAGAAAGAAGCAAAAAAGTTTACTCAGCAAAAGCGTAAGGCTCCTGCAGAAAAAAACCTGACCCCAAGGATTTACTTGGCAGGTCAGGCTTTGGGCGGTCTATTGGCAGGGGCAAGGGCGAGTAATAATATGCGGGAAATAAAACGGCAAGCATATGATTGGGCAGATTATATGCTAGATAATGATACATAAAAAGAGGGGGGCTTGATGCCCCCTTATTTATTTATGTTGAAGTCTTTTACCTCATCCCATATTTCTAGTAAAGTTTGTATTCGTAGTAAGGTTGTTACACCATCTTCTGCTTTTATTAACTCTTCCAGACTTTCTTCAACCCCAAGAAACTCCATAACTTCTCTTACATCTTTTTTGTTTTTTCCAGAAAGAACTTTAACTAAGTTTATACTTTTAGGTAGTCCATCCTCTACAACTTTTGTTACATCTTCTTTAACTTCTTTGGCTATTAGGTCAAGGATTCTTTGTTTTTCTTTTAGAGGTAATTCAAAATAGTCTGGATTATTATTAAGGTATCTAAGAGCTGTTGCTTCAAAGAATGGGGCAGCTATACCATCCATTACGTTTTTTACTTCGGGTGGTCCATCAAACTTTATAGCTTTCCAATAAGGTCTTTCCGCAGCATTCATCATCTTTTCTACTAGGTTAGGCATAGGCGTTTCTCTTACACCAAGTATTTGTTTACCAACGTTTGTAGTGTATTGTTTGCCTCTAGTTGCAGTGGCCCTCTCCTCCAGATCTTTTGACGTTCCTGTAATATTGTCGATATACTTAAACATATTGTTAATAGTTTCTGCACCCTGTCTTCTGTCAGGGTTCATATTACCATCAGTTACCAAACCTGCAACGACATTGATAGGGTCTAGAGGTCTTGTAATACCTTGTAACATTCGTGCGGGAAACTTAGGAATCAATGAGAGTAGTGGTTCCCAGTTACCATCCACTGCTTGTTCACCTGCATATTGTAAGGTAGCTTCAAAACCTGTTAAGTCTCTAATTGCTTGACCACCTAGCTGCATCCCTAGCTCTACAATAAGGTCTGATGGAATTCTTTCAGGATCAAAAGCAGAGAGGCTTGGTTCAAACTCTCCAGTACCTGCACCTAATCCATGTGAAACTATCTGAGAAGTTAGTCTCATAGTTGAAACAGGCCAGTCATACTTTCTATCTTGTACAGTACCATCAGGTTGAGGGTCTTGGTTATAAGCTAGATTGTTTTCAATTCTTTCTTTAGCTCCCATGCCCCCTAATCCAAATGGATCTGCATAGATTCCCAGACCTATAGCACTCCAACCAACAATACCTTTAGCTAACAGATCAACACCTTCTTCTGTAGCATAGTCTATAGTCTGGCCTGTAGCTTTTCTGACAGCAAATCTAAAGGCATTGATACCAGTTAGGTCTCCTGCAGTTGCAACTGTAGTATTTAAAAAACTACCAAAGGGTACAATATAACCGATTGCAGATCTGTTTGTACCTAACAACCTGTTAGTTTCTATCTCTTTTGCCAGAGTCCTCATGAGGTTGTTGCTTTGCTTGTTTAAACGTGACCAGTTAACAGAGGCTGTCTCTCTCATAGTACGATAAGCAGCTTTTTCTAGAACATTCTTTTGAAATCTATCTGTAGCCATCTCAACAGCAGCTTCATTAGCTCTGCCTGGTCTAAAGAAATCTTCAGCTGTCATACCGTATTCACGCATGATAGCTTGGTTTACGTTTGTTCCAAAAGCCCAACGCTTGGTTAAGTCATCTTGCAACCTAACCAAAGTTAGAGTTTGTGCACCTTTGGTTAATACATCTGTAGTTTTCCAAGCTAGCTTTTCGACTTCATCAAGTCCTTCAAAAACACCTTTACCATAATCAATCTTATCAAGATTAAAATCTGTAAGTGCATCTCTTACACCACCATCACCAGCAACATCTCTAAATAATTTTTCTGCTATCTGAGGTTGTAACGACAAAATCTTATCTGCATATTCAATCGGAATGTCTGGTGAGATAACATCAAAGCCTCTACGAGCTGCCCCTAATGAAGACCCCCAAGCTTTATTATAAAATGCTTCTGCAGCTTCGGCATCTCCTTTTACATACTTATAAAACTTACTTTGAGACAAACTAATAGCCGCACTGACCATATCGGCAGCACTGTTTAAACTTACAAGTTGTGTAAAACCTTTGACGTTAGCACCTGTTGTAGAAAGGTGAGAGGTCAAAAGTCTTTTGTACACAGACAAACCATAAGCCCAACGTGCAGGATTATCTACACCTTTAGTGGGTTTTACAAGTTCAATCGCATCTGTGATATTTAAACCAGCTCTTTCTAATCTACTTAGGTGTGAAGAAATCCAAAGACTCTTACCTCCAAAACTAGCATTAGCTGCAAAGTGTGATGCAAGGCTTACGGGAGTAACTTTATCACTGGTAATAATATTACCTTCGTCGTCATAAAACTTTAACTTATAGCCAGTATCTTTTTCAAATTTCTTAACAATCTTTTTAGCTTGTGCTGGCTTTAAGAATTTTATTGTTTGTGCAAAGGCACCAGTAGTTCCATACTTTTCTTTCATCGCTGGGTGTAAAACAAAACCAGCTTCTTTAATAGTTTGGTAGTACCCTTTGGTTTTTCCATCTGGATTTCCAAACCAAAAGTAATCAAAGAAAGAATTAACCACATCGGTATTGGTGTACTTTTCACCACGTTTTTCAATACGTTCTTTGGCTTTGTTCCTAAAGTCGATCCAAGCTAAGAAGTCTTTAGTTTCACCCTTAACTACCCCAAAGTTTTCATCTACTGTGTCTAGCTTGATATTTCGTTTAACTCTAGTTGCCAAAGTTTTTTCAGCTTCTTCTATACCTAGCTTTAGGTTGACATCATCAAACTCTCTGTATGCCATCCATTGAGGTGCAAGGCTACTCTTACGAAACTCTTTAGCAGTTGCACCAAGAGCAACTAGGCTAGGAATTACGACCATAGATCCTGCAGCAGTAAAGGCAGTTTGAAGAGGGCTGTACTCATCTTGTACATCTACCTCCATACGCTGCATCTGATAAACAACATCTGTACCAGCGCCAATGACAGCATCTACAGTGGCAAATGGTAAAGATTTTAATGTCGCTTTACCAATATTTGCAATAGCAGTGTCTTTA